AGAAAAAGAAAAACAAATAAAAGACTTAATTTCGGGTTTAAAACCACTTGTAACCGATACCCAATCGGCTTTAATGGTTGTTCCATTAATCAAAGAATATCTTGACGTATCTGTTAAAAATGACGATTCATTAATTAAAATGGCGGGTATTGTGCAACGTGCTATGAATAATAGTGGAGGTAGTGATGGTGATTTTTTAAGTGAAGCTGAATTAGATCAAATTCGAGGAGAAGTTCAAAAAATTGGTATTGAAGTAGATAAACCACTCCCTATAAATGATAGTAAGGAATAATCAAGGATCATTTTATAATACATTAGGTTCAACTGGTGGGAGTTTATCTCAATCTTCTACTACTGGAAGGGTATTTCATGTAGTGATTGATGCTAATTCTGCGGGATTTACTGATTGGAGTAGTATAGGGAATACTTATTACATTGATCCAAAAACATCCCCACCAACAGAAATTAACAATGATATTTTAAAATCATATAATTTTGCTAAACCTTTATTTGCATATCATAGCTATATTCCATTAAATGAAGAATTAATTTTATTATTTGATTTACCTTCAGCTAACTCTTCAGATGTTCAGAATCAAAAGCAGTTATACTATTTAAGTCCTATTAATTTATATAATAATACTAATCATAATTCTCAAGCGGTATATAATATAAAAGAAGATGGATCTGCTGATTTAGGTAAAAGTATTACTGAAAGTTCAACTGTAGGTAATTTATTTCCATTTGAAGGTGATCATATATTATATGGAAGATGGGGGCAAGGTTTAAGATTTAGTAGTACATTAAATGAAAATAATCTTGAAAATTTTTGGAGTATTACTGGTAAAAATGGAGATCCTATAACGTTATTAGTTAATGGATATAATTTTACTCCTGATTTAAAAGGAAAACCATATGTTGAAGATATAAATAATGATAAATCCTCATTATATTTAACTTCCACTCAAGCTATCCCAATCCAAATAAATAATAATATAACAAATCCATTATTTACATCACAATCCCCAGAAAAATACTATAATTCTCAAGCTATATTAAGTGCAAATCGTATATTAATTAACTCAAATAAAGACGAAATATTATTATATTCTAAAACAAATACAAGTATATCGTCAAAAAATACAACTTTTATATCTGCTGATCAAAATGTACTAATAAATGGAGGTCAATATATATTTTTAGGATTAAACAATAATGGAAAAATTCCAACAGAACCTGTATTATTAGGTGATAAAACTATAACTTTACTTAGTGATTTGTTAACTAATTTAAAAACATTTTCTTCTGCATTAAATAACACAGTTGATAATTCATCACGTCCTTTATTATCTATTTCAGCTCCTGCTAGTTCATTAGAAGGTTCTATAGATGCTATAATTAAACAACTAGAAGGTATTAAATCTAAAAAAGTATACACAACATAATGACTACTTTATCAAATTCGAAAGTTGTAAAATCAGCTAAAAAAGTTGGAGGTTTAATTCAAAATGGATTAGAACGTGTTGGTAAAACTATAAATAATACTAATCAAATAGTAATAGCTACCCAATCAGGTTATGAAAGAGGAGAAGCTATTATAAAAGAAGAAGTAGCAACTAAAATTTTATTAAAAGGAATTGAAATAGATCGTAATCAAGCTATAAAATACTATACTAAAAAAAACGAAAAGCAAGAAATTGATGACGAAAACTTAAAAGGTATATTAAAAGAAGTAAATAAAATATATGATGCTAAAGAAAAAATATATAATGATAAACTTGAATCATTAAAAGAAGATAAAGATCAACTAAAATCATCATATAATGAATTACTAGCTAAGACTTACAGAGAAGCAGCTCAACGAAAATTAAAACAACGTCAAGCAGAAAAAATTTCTAATAAAGATAAAGCAAATAGACCAAAACCCACAGAAATAATAGGATTAATTTGTTCATTTGCCAATGTAATTATATCTAATATATCTATAGGAAATAAAAAAATAGAAGCCTTAGTTGATGATACTATTACTATAATTGAAAATGCTACTACAAAACAAGATATTGAAAAAGCTAAATTATTTAGAAATAATGCATTAATGGTAATAGTAGCTAATAGAAAACGTCTTACCATAGTTCAACAAATAATAGATATTTTAAATTTATTAGCCCCATTAATTACTCCTATTGTTGTATTTTTTAAATCTAATCCAATCCCATCAGCAGTTCCTCCTGGAGTTGGAGTTCCTTTAGGTACAATATCAACAATAGATGATAAAAATAGAAAATTACAAGATATTATAGATTCATCATTATCTGTAGTATCTGTTTTAAGTAATATTGTTTCTAAATTAATTGATGATTTAGATTATCAAGAAAGTAGATTAAACCAAGTCGGTAATATATTAGAACAAAATTTAGAAAACCTATCAATTAATGACTTAAATAGTTTACTATTGTCATCTTCTCAAGGATTAGGTTATTTAAGTGGATATGATTATAAAGGATTTAAATTTTTTATAAAAGAGGAAAATAATCCAAATTTTGTTGTTAAAGGTAATAAACGTAGATACGCAACCGCAGTTAATAAAGATGGAAACGATGTATTACAAAGTTCATCTTCATTTACTTTAGAACCTGATGTATTAATTGAAGAACTAAAATTACAAATAGACCAAAAGGGTCTCGTAGCTTAATATTTATAATCATGAAAGTAGACGTATTTAAAAAACTTATTAAAGAAGCAGTCCGTGAAGTTCTTAGAGAAGAATTATCACAGATTAAACCTACTCCCATACAAGAAAATAAAACTATGAGTTTTACAACTCAAGATGTTGATATGGTAGCATATAGACAAAATCTAGCAGCTAGTATGGGTTTAACTCCTCCTATTCAACCTAGTTTAAAATCAAATGTTCAATCAACAGGTAATCCATATTTAGATATTATAGCAGAAACCGCTTCTACTATGACTGCCCAAGATTTAGCTGCGATGAGACAATATAACGATTAATCATGCCAATACCTCAAGTAGTAAGAATAGATCCTAGGGATTTAGATAAAAATAAAGCTATAGGGGTATCGGTTCCTTTTAATGGAAAGGGTGTTTTTAAAAGTACTTTTTCAACTAAAGATCAAATTAAATCTAATTTAATTAATCTGTTGTTGACTTATAAAGGAGAAAGAATATTAAATCCTCAATTTGGTGCTGATTTACCTAGATTATTATTTGAGCCTATAAATAATGAAACATTATTAAAAATTGAAAATCAAATAGTAACTAGTGTAGCAACTTATATTCCTGAAATTATTATAACTAATATAGAAATAACACCTGATACTGATAAAAATACAATATATGTTAATGTTATCTACCAATTAAAACTTTCAGGAACAACAGATAATATAATAATTGACTTTTCAACATTACAATGATAAACGAAGATAAAAGTATTAAATATGTAAATAAATCCTTTAGTGATTTTAAAGCATCTCTTCAAGAATTTGCTAAAACATATTTTCCAAACACATACAATGATTTTTCAGATGCGTCTCCTGGAAATATGTTTATTGAAATGGCATCATATGTTGGTGATGTTTCTTCGTTTTATATTGATTCTCAAATTCAAGAAAATTTTTTAAATTTAGCTAAAGAGAAAGAAAGTTTATATAATTTAGCTTATTCATTTGGGTATAGACCTAAAGCATCGTACGCATCAACTACAAATATTGATATTTACCAATTAATCCCATCTGTAGGTGGTTCACCAGATTTATCATACTCACTTTTAATTCCTGCTAACACTACAGTAACTAGTAATACAGATTTTTCTAAATTTATTACTACAGAAGATGTAGATTTTTCTTATACTTCATCAGCCGAAATAACTTACTATAATACTGATTATTTTTTGATGAAAAAATCGGTATCTGTAATATCAGCTGAAATAAAAGAATATACAGCAACATTTACATCTCCAACAAAATTCAATTCATTTACAATAAATGATAATAATATACTTCAAATATTAGCAGTTACTGGTAGTGATGGTGATAAATGGTATGAAGTTCCTTATTTAGCTCAAAATGTTATATTTTCATCATCTTTAAATCCTACATCTGGAAGTGATGGAATTAATTATTTAATGAATCTTCAACAAGTTCCTAAAAGATTTGTTACTAGAATCAAAAATTCAGGTTCAATTGAATTACAATTTGGAGCTGGTGTTTCTAATAAAGTTGATACAAATATCATTCCAACCCCAAATAATATTAATTTAGGATTAATACCTACTATAGCAGATACTGCGGGTAATTATAATAAAGCTTCTATTTTTTATACTAAAAGTTATGGTATAGCTCCTTCTACTAATTTAAATGTAAAATATTTAATTGGAGGTGGTGTAGAAGCTAACGTTCCTGCTAATTCTTTAACTACTTTAGATACTACATTATCTTCTAGTTGGTTTAAATATAGTCCTTCTAACACTGGGGTAAAAACATTAATAATTAGTAATTTATTAGTTAACAATCCATCTCCAGCTACTGGAGGTAGAGGAGGAGATACAGTAGAGGAAATTCGTTTAAATACTTTAAGTGCTTACACTGCTCAAAATAGAGCAGTAACTAAAGAAGATTATATAATTAGAACTTTAAGTTTACCTTCTCAATATGGTAATATAGCAAAAGCTTATATCACACAAGAAATATTTAATTCAACAGGTAATTTATTAAATAACAATCCATTAAGTTTAGATTTATATGTTTTAGGATATGATTCTAATAAGAAATTAATTAATGCTAATACTACATTAAAAAATAACTTAAAAACATATCTTAATCAATATAGAATGATTACTGATGCTATAAACATTAAAAACGCATTTTATATTAATATAGGAGTTGATTTTGAAATAAATGCAGACCCAAGTTATAACAATAAAGAATTATTATCTAATTGCATATCTCAAATAAAAGATTATTTTAACATAGACTCATGGCAGATAAATCAACCTGTGATTATATCCGAGATTAATGCGCTTTTATTAAAAGTTCCTGGCGTTAGATCAATTCATAAAATAGAAATTACAAATAAACAAGGAGGAAATTATTCTCCATATGGATATGATATTATATCTGCTACTAGAAATAATATTATATATCCATCAATAGATCCTAGTATATTTGAAATTCGTTTTCCTGATAATGATATAAACGGTAGAATAATTACATATTAACCATGGCAGTATACAAAATATTTCCTTCTAAAGACGCTTCTATATATTCATATTATCCTACTAAAAATTCAGGATTAGATGAAATTTTAGATATAAGTTTATATAACTCCCTTATAAATACTGCTGAAGTATCTCGAGCATTACTTGCTTTCTCAAATACTGAAATTACAGATATTTTATCTAATAAAATAGGCTCTTCTAATTATAAAGCATATTTAAAATTATACTTAGCAAATGCTTCTGAAATCCCACTAGATTACACTTTATATTGTCATCCAATATCAGGTTCTTGGGATATGGGAATAGGACGTACAGCTAATATACCTTCTACTACAAATGGAGTAAGCTGGAAATATAGAAATACTTTAAGTGGAAGCGTATTTACTTCATCCGTTGCAAACGCTACTAGTATATATAATGGAACTAATATCGGAGGTGGAAGTTGGTGGACAGGAAGTAATTTAATTGCTACTCAATCTTTTAATTATACAACTAATAAAGATATTGAATTAGATATAACTAATGCTATTAGTTCTAGTTACTATCAAAATGGATTTATTATTAAACATTCTAGTTCATTAGAATTTTCTACAAGTTCTATATTCGAATTAAAATATTTTTCAACTGATACTCATACTATTTATCCTCCATGTTTAGAATTTAGATGGGATAATTTTTCTTATTCTACTGGATCTTTAACTACAGTCCAATCAGACACTATATTTATTTCATTATCTAATAATAAAGGAGAATTTCAAGAAGATTCAGTTAATCGTTTTAGAATAAATGTAAGAGATAAATACCCTATTAGGACATTTCAAACATCTTCATTATATTTAAGTAATAAATTATTACCTACTTCTTCATATTATGCTATTAAAGATATTAAAACTGAAGAATTTGTGATTGACTTTGATACTACTTTTACTAAACTATCAGCTGATCCAACAGGTAATTATTTTGATTTGTATATGAATGGTTTACAACCTGAAAGATATTATAGTATATTAATAAAATCTATAATAAATGGAAGTACAGTAGTACATGAAGACAATAATTATTTTAAAGTAGTAAGATAATGACTCAAATATCTTTTGATAAAAATGTTTTTGGTAAGAATAATTTTGAAAAGGTAGTTGATACTAGATTTAAACAACTAGTTGGAACTCAACAAGCTCAAGGTGATATTACATTAAGTGATTTTTTTCAAATATATGAAGATTTATTTTATCAAATTCCTAAAGAAGGAGATATTGAATCTCATAAATATATTTTGAATAAAACCGCAGAATATTTAGGAATTAAATTAAGCGAAGAAAATGATATTCAAGCTTTATTAAATGAAATTACAACTTTAAGAAGCGAACTATTAAATGCTAATAAAACATTATTAGATTTAAATAAAAAATAATGGCCGATAATATTAAAATTATAGGAAATATAAATGATATTCAAAGAATATCTAGAATAAAAAACGAAGACCAAAATCTTTTAAATACTCAAATTGTTAATCAAACATTTGGATATGATAAAGATTATATAGAGTTATTTATATACGATTTAAATAAAAATTTAGTATATTCTAATTTAGATTATAAAAATTTTAAATCAGCTAATAATTTTGGTTTAGACCCTAATGGAAATATTCCTGTAATAGAAATAGATCCTATTAATGATATCCAATCCCTGAATTATATTTCGGGTGAATTTTCTTCCCAATATAACTTTTTTAAATTAACTTCATTAGATTCTTCTATAAATTTATTTATTCAAGAAATATCTGATGATCGTACTGAGATAAGAATTAATTCTGCTGATATAACATCAAATGATTTAATTATTAGAGGAAAATCTATAATTGATTCATTAACTAATTCAGTAGAACAAAAATCATTTTTATTAAATCAATCTAATAATACTCAAATATTAATAATTAATGCTGTAATAGATGAAAACTCACAAACTCCTAGTATATTATTAAAGTTATATGAGCCTTTATCATTAACTGTAGATTTAAAATCAGCAGTATGGGTAACAGAAGAAATTATTGAACCTTATGTTTTTAACATAAATTTAGATACTTCAATAATACCTGAACCTGCTCCAAAATTAAAAGGTCCAAATTTTGATATTGATATAGATATAAAACAAAATTTAGGAACTAAATATGAAAATTATTCATCATTAGTATCTTCATTAACTGGTTCATCTTATCGTCAAGTATTAAATTATATGAATGATAAATCATATGATTTAAATATAGATTATACTTCATTTAATAATTTTATCCATTTTAGTTCAGCTAAAAAACGTTTAGAAATATTTTATAGTAAAGTAAAACAAATTGAGGATTATAATAATAACATAAATGTTATAACTGGTTCTACTAATATATTAAAAAATGAACAAACAGCATCAATTAAACAAAATATTGATAATATTGTTTCTAAATTTGATGGGTTTGAAAATTATTTATATTATGAATCATCTTCATATGCTTGGCCTAAATTAACTTCATCAAAACCTTTTATATTATCATCTACATCATCAGCTAATATATGGTATAATACTTATACTTCATCAGCGGCATTATATGATGAAAATAATTTAGATCATTTATATAATATTGCTCCGGCATATGTAAAAAATGATCCATTAAATTACCAATCATATTATGATTTTACTGATATGATAGGCCATTATTTTGATAATATATGGATTTATATTACATCAATTAATGAATTATACAATGCAGATAATAACTTAG